AGCAAACAATCAACAGATATAATGTTGAAGTAAATGCAATAATGGAAAATATTAGAGACTTTATTGCACTACATTATATTTCACCAAGACGAGATACACCATTCTGGAGAGCAATTGCAGAAACACCTTTGCCTCCAACTCTTGAAGAAAATTTAAAAATGTGGAAACACAGAATGCCTATAGAAGATGATTTAACTTCCCATACAAAAAAGATTTTGTTCAATGAATATAATTTTGCAATTGTGATGCACGGATTAGGTTTGTTTGACACTGACAGCATTTTAAAACAATATAATACATTACCTGCAGAAGCACATGCTTTTGTTGAGAGACAATGCCAACAAAAAATTGAGTTCGATCAGATTAAATCTATTCCGCATAAGATAATGCTAGACTTATTGCGGAGATTAGTATGAGAATATTTGCATTTGGGTGTAGTCTGACTCAATATTTTTATCCTACATGGGCAGATATCTTAATCTATCAGTATAAATCTAGAGGTTACCAAGGAAGCAATTGGGCTAGAAGCGGCGCCGGCAATCAATATATTAATATGAGATTGTGGGAAGCAAACACTGTACACAAATTTAATAAAGACGATGTTATATTATTACAATGGAGTAGTATGTTCCGTGAAGATAGATATCATATGGGACATGGTTGGTGGACGCCAGGAAACTTTAGCGGACTGACTATGGATAATGAAGGCATGGTACTTAATAATTTTTTCTATAAAACTAAATGGCAATGGGCAGATATGATACATTGTGTTATGAGAGATTGTGCTACTATAAGTTCGACCCACAAGGCATTAGATACAATTGGTTGTAAAGTGATATCAACAGCATTTAGAGAACCAGTTGAAGGTTGGGAAGAACTATCGCCGGAGTTTAACAAACACAATTCTAAATTAGAGTTAGAAGATGTTAGAGCAGTATTGGAAGCATATAAAGATGATATACAGACATCTTGCCCTCCAATACTAAATGCATTAAACTTTGGAACAGATCAAGCATTTGCAGATACAAGACCTAAAAGTGTTCCTGATAGAACGCCAGAGTCTCAACATATGCTACTACCAGAACTTCACCCATTAACACATGAGGCCGCAGAATTTATTGAAACTCATATAGAAAACTTACTGCCAGAGACAAAAGATTTTGTAGAACATTGGAAACAGCAATACATAGACAAAGACCCTATTTACTTAGAAGATTTAAAATGGTTTAATCCTGATAAGATAGGTTGGTCAGATGATAGATGGAGACCCTAATAAATGAGTACACCGGTGATTGGATTGGATCGAGACGGAACTATCAATGAAGACATTGGTACATATGTAACTAAACCAGAACAATTTAAGCCCATTCCAGGAAGTTTAGAAGCAATAAAGATGATCCGAGACAAGGGTTATGACGTTGTTATTTTAACAAATCAAGCAGGCATCATGAAAGGTATTTGTGATGCAGTTGATGTTGACGTAGTACATAATTATATGTTACAATTGTTAGGCGAAGTAGGGTGTAAAAGTATTAATGGTTTGTATTATAGCACTACTAATCTAAAAGATGACATTTATGCAAAACCTAATATAGGAATGTTTAAACGTGCTGCCGCCGAAATCGGAGTAGACTGGAAAAACGGCGTGTATGTTGGCGACAAAATTACAGATCTTAAAGCCGCAGTCAAAGCTAAAACTCGTCCAGTATTATTACGTACTGGTCACGGAAAAGAAACAATTGAAAAATTAAATTCTTTTGCTAACAAAGATCTTAAAAAACAAACTGAAATTTTTGATAATCTTTATCAATTTGCATATAGTTTAGTTGATCTTAGACAGTAATCTGTACTGTTGCATATCTTTCTAAAACGATAAATACTATATGGAGCATGTGCAATGAATAAAACATTAAACGGTCTATTCTCGAAAGGGCTAAACAACACTATTTTACTACCTCAGCAGAGTAGTTTTAGTTATAAAGGAAACTGGATTGGAGTTCATAACAATAGTGTGATGGACAAATGGCATGTTGGCGACTTTAGTAGCGCCATTTACCAAGTTACTGTAGAATTTGACTCAAACGAAAAAGAAATTATGCAACTTTCTGTTGTTGCTAGACCCGATAGAGCAGTTGCATCTATCTTTGGACGTTCTAGTATTAACCAAGAGTTGGTAAGTATAAGTGTAACTGTAGACGAAAGTATTTGCAAAGTTATGGTGTCTCCAACATCAAGAACATGGACAGGAGCGAAATTAATTTACCATGCAACTTATGCAAAGACAATACATCAGCTTACGCCTCCAGCTATTGTCGCAGATGTATCCTCTGAGGTAGCTTCTGGAATAAATACTTTTGATGCAACAACAACGTATTTTGATAATACAAATATAACATTTGATAAGGTGTAAGGAATGGCAAAATCAACGATTAATATAGGTACAGCGGCGAATGATGGTACCGGTGACAGTTTAAGATCTGGCGCAACTAAAGTTAACGCAAACATTGACGAAGTGTACGGCGCACTAGGCGACGGTACAAACTTAAAAGATATAGTAAACTCAAGCCTAGAGCTTGATGTTCCTAACGACGACACAAAAATTAACAAAATTGCATTCCATGTTGCAACAACTAATCAATTAAATCAAATTAGTCCTTCAACTTATCACGGTGCATTGATGCACAATCACCAAACTGGTACTGTACATGTTGCACACGCAGGTGCCTGGCATAAACTATTAATGGATACGAGCGGAGGGGCAATTACAAATTACACCAGTCCTTTAGCTTCAGTTGCATATGTAGGTAATATTAATTCACTAAGTGATGTTGATACAGTTTCGCAACCACCACAAACCGGCAATGTCCTAAAATGGGATGGCGGCAAATGGGCGCCAGGTACTGACGTTGCATCAGGCGGAGCCGGTTTAGATGCTGATACGCTAGATGGATTTGATAGTGCTTACTTTACAAATTATAATAACTTAAACAATAAACCTACTATTCCTTCAGTACTAACCGACTTAGGTATTGTAGATGGTAGTGCTGAACAAGTATTAACCACTGACGGCGCAGGCGGATTTACATTTACAACAGTAAGTTCAGGTAGTGTACAAAACTTATTTGAAACTGTCGCATCAGATGTTGGAAACACTACAGCAAATAGTGCTACAGATACATTAACAATCGCAGGTGGAACAAACATTGCAACAGCAATTGTAGGAGATACATTAACAATTAATTATGTAGGCTCACCGAATTCAGGTGAAGCAAACCAAAATGCATTTAGTAATGTACAAGCCGATACTGGTCTTGCTGAAGCAGACAATACTACAGATACACTTACTATTGCCGGCGGAACAAATATTACAACATCTGTATCAGGAGACACTGTTACAATTGATTATTCTGGAACAAACAGTCTAGATAGTTTAACTGATGTTGCAATTACAACTCCGGCTACCGGAGCAGTTCTAGCATACAACGGAACAAGTTGGATTGATGTTCCACAAACGATTGATAGAATGGCATATGGTGCTATTACTACTTTAACAGTTACAGCAGATAGTAACAACGGATATAAATTTGATCAATACGGAGCAACAGAAGATCCTGTTATTTACGCATTGGCAGGATGTACTATTGCATTTGATCTAAACAGTACTTCATTAGCAAGTCATCCATTCCAAATTGAAACAAGCGGCGGCAGTGCATACGATACAGGGTTAGTACACGTTGCACCTGACGGAACAGAATCAACTGGATCTGACGCACAAGGTAAAACTAGTGGTACACTATATTGGAAAATTCCTGCAAACATTAGCGGCAACTATGCATATCAGTGTACAGTACATTCGGCTATGAGAGGAACAATTACAATCAAGCAATTGAGCGCAATTTAAGGTAAGTTATGGCAGTAATAAACGATAAATTTCAAGCACAGAACGGATTCGAAAGTCCAAATTTTACCGTTGATAGTACTGGTAAAATAACAGCGCCGGTTATTAACGTTCAAAGTATTTTGTTGAACGGCACTCCTTTTGTGGCATATGTGCCACCTGAAGATGCAGGCGGCGGCGAAGATGATGGTCCTGTAATTACTAACGTGTTTGAATCACTGGCAGTAACAGGAGGAACTCTTAGAGTTTCATACTTAGGTGGCCAAGCAATTAATATCGTTAATGGTGTTGTAAAAATTAACAGTTTAGGACTATTACCAGGAACAATTGATCATGTTGACATTGGATATAACACGCCAGTACAAGTACAGGCATACACAATTGATATGACAACGGCACCAGACAGTTCTGCAAGCCAAATTAATTTTAATGGCGCAAAATTGAATGGAGATTTAGATATTGTAGATAATGTTGTTTTAAGTAGACAACCTACAGAATCAGGACACGCAACAAGTAAAGGATATGTAGACGCAACAGCAACAGCTCTTGCGGTAGCATTTGGAGCATAAAGAATGGCAAAGAAAAAGATTTATAATTACAAGTTTTATCCGGGGTTAGGTTTAAATGACAACACCTATCCAAATGCATGGTCACTTTTAACACAGAATAAAGAGTTTATTAAAGCAGAAGTTGCGGCATGGATTCAAGCGCAGGTAGGAGCAGGTGCAACTGGATTCGTTGGATATACATACAGCCAATCAAAATGCGAAAGAGATACAGGATTTAACGTCGATGCATATGCATTTGATTTAAGATACACTGGAAATTCTGAAACATATAGAATTGCAAATACATATTTTGAAAAAGAAGTTGCACAGGTTGACGGTGATAGACAAGCTGAAATTAAAGCAAAAGAATTTACACGCGATCTAATTATTAATCACGTTTTTACTAACTCACCACAAACAACTCCTTATCAAGGAAATGTTGCACAAGTAGTTGATCTATCAAAGACTGCCGAACCACAAGCTGGTACAGTAATTCAAACACTAATTGGTATTGTTGTTGATGTATTAACATCAGGATTAACTGCATTACCAACCTTTCAACGTAAAGGCCTAGGACATGTTAGATTCCAAGGTAACTATGATTCAAGTGATTTGTTAATTGTAACAAACACAACTAAAACAGAAGTTATTTACAACTTTACAGATGCAACCAAAGGCGGTATAGTTACACGTAAAAATGATGTTACTCCTAGAGATAGTAGCGGATATACTGAAAAATTTGATCAAACCGATGCAAACTATAATGCAGACGGCGACTTTCCAAAGTACTTACAGACTACAGACTCGGTTACTATTTTAGATCTTACGTTTAACACATCGTCTATGAGCGAAAGTGATGAACTACAAATCTTTATTGATAGTCCAGAACAGAGAACACGACCATACGATTTTGGTACAGATGCTATTGAGCGTATGCGTATTGCACCTCCATTGTCAATGCTTGACGCTGACTTTGAATACGGTCTACAGCCTACAAAGTGGTCAGCAATTGGAATGATGCGCGGTTATCCAAGTGTGTACGAATTGCCTGGTACAGACACACAAGTACAAAAAGTGGAAACAGATGCATCAGCGGGAACTGAAGGCATTGGTTCAAGTAAAGTTACAGTTACAACAATTGGTGCTCACGGGTTCTTACCCGGTACTCCGATTACAATTAAGGCACTAGAAGATGGTGTTGCAGGTGCGGCGAGAGCTGAAGGATCGTTCATTATTATTGAAACACCGACTAATACTACATTTACTTTTTATGCAAAAGCAAAAGTTGGTACTACAAATGGCGAAGTCCTTTCAACTACGTATACCCAATTAAGACAAGGTGCATTTTACACTGGTGCTAGTATTGGACAGCCTGCTTTTGATGTGTTTAGTAATGGTACAGCAGGTACTATGACACTAAGTTTAACTGCTCAACCAGGTGAAAATAGACTTGCATTTACAGGCGATGTACCAGAAGTTGGTGCTCCGATTAACGATCCAGCATTTCCAGTTGGCACCCAAGTTACTGCAATTTCAAGTACTCCAAATGGACTAGCATTACCTTTACAATTAACAGCTGATATTGCTCCTGGTAATACAGATATTCAAGTAGCTAGTACTGTAGGAATTGTTCCAGGATTAGCGGCAAATAACGGAAGTAATGATGCTATCTTTGTTAATAACATTGTAGGTAATACTGTTAGTATGAGCGGAAGTTTTACTACTCCTGTTGTTAGAAATACAGAGACGTATACAGCAGTATCAGGAACAATTGCTTCACCAGTAGGTAACAATGGACAATTTAATATCACTAGAACAGGTGTTAACTACACTATTGCAAGTATTGCACAAGCAGGTAGCGGATATGTTGCAGGTGATGTAGTTTTAATTACCGGTGATAACTTAGGCGGCCAAACTCCGGCAAACGATGCTACAGTAGTAATTACTACAGTTAACGGCACAGGTGGAATTACTGCCGCAAGTATTAGCGGAACAGCATTAAGTGGAAGTATTACGTACAGTGCAGTTACATCAACTTATAACAATGATGGCGGCAATTTTGGTACAACGAATTTTGATATCTCGTATGAATCAGGCGGTTACACAACTGTTGATGTAAATTCACCAAACGATACAACAGGATTTGCAGTTAACGATAGAATTAGAATTGTAGGTAGTCAACTATTAGGTGGTACTGGACAAGACGGAAATCAAAATTCCGGAGGTAACGACTTTGTAGGTAAGATTACAGCCGTTGGTGGCGGCGGATCTATTACATCAGTAACTCCAGATAATGGCTGGAGTCAAGGTACTCCACCGAGTCAAATTAGACAGTACCAATTCGGCGGAGTTGGTTTAGCATTTACTGGAGGATCAGGTACAGGTGTTGAATTTAATATCAGTGTTACTGATACAACATATGGCATACAGTTTTCACAAGCAGGAACAGGTTATAATACAGCTGATACATTAGTATGTTTAGGTTCCGATATGGGCGGTACAAGTCCTACAAACGATTTATATTTGAGAGTAGTTGCAACAGACGGTGCAGGCGGAATCATTGATGTAAGACTAGAAGGTGCTGACGAATCTTCAATTCCAGTAGCGTTTAATGGTGGTACATTTACATCTAAAACACTATCAAACTTAGCAGGATCTAGTGCAGTATTTGATATTGTAAACGACGGTGTAAGCTATAGTGCAAATATTACTACAGCAGGTACAGATTATCATCTTGATCAAACAATTACAATTGCAGGTACAGAATTAGGTGGTACTTCACCAGCTAACGATGCTACACTTACTATTTCAAATGTAGGCGGCGCCGATGGATCTATTACTGGCGTAACTGTTTCAGGTAGTGCTCCAGCATTGCCAACAGCATTTAACGGTGTTGCCGGTGTTAACCAACCACATGCTGGTACTAGCGGTACTTTTAATATTACTAGAACTGCTGGAACGTATACTATTGCAATTAACTCATCGGGATCAGCTTACCAAGTCGGAAACGTTTTAACTATAGCAGGTACAACACTTGGTGGAATTTCACCTACAAACGATGCTACTGTAACAGTGACAGCAATTGACGGCAGTGGCGGCCTAAACACTGTTACTATTGCAGGAACAGGTGCCGGAGGCGGAAGTTTAAGTTTAGTTAACGGCGTTACACTTACAGATTTTAGCACTCAAACAATTACTTCAGGTTCAGCAGTTGACTTTGAAGCACTTGCAACTATTGAGATTACATGGCCATATGCACACGGTATTGTACCGGGCGACACATTTATTGTTGACGTTGCATCCGATGACGGCGGAACTAATAACCACTCGCTGGCATCAGGATCGTTTATTGCAATTAATGTTCCAACTACTAAAAAAATTAGATATAATGCTAGAGCACCGGGATCTATTTTAGAAGCTACCGCAGTAGATAGTACCATTGATAAGATTCAAGGTAACATATACATGCGTCCAGATAGTTTCTTTATTCACAGACCATATGATGGTGGTGTACAGTTAGGAACCGGCGGACCACAACATGGTGCACAGGCAATTAGACAGAGTAAAAAGTATATTCGTTACCAGTCAGGTAAAGGTATTATGTATACAACTGGTGCTCTATTTGCTCCAAGTTACGATGTACGTAGTGTAACATCAACTGGCACTGAACTTAATTCAACTATTACTATTGTAACTGACGACAATGATCACGGCGCACAAGTAGGTGGTAAGATTAGACTTATTGGAGTTGAAACTGCTGGATACAATGGCGAATATGTAGTTACACAAATTGTTGACGAAAGAACATTAAAATGTTTAGGTACTAGAAGATTAGGATCGACTAGCGCAATACTAGGCTTTGCCGCACAGATGACTGTTGTTAGCTGGCACGGAGCAACTGTACGTTCTGGTATTTTTGATGATCAGAACGGAATTTATTGGGAATTTGACGGATCTAATATTAGTGTAGCACAGCGTACAAGTACTAAACAAATTGCAGGTACAGTAAGTGCAACACCAGATAACAACGTTCTTTATGGTACTAATACAAGATTTAGAGATCAATTAAAAGCAGGCGATAGAATTGTTCTAAAAGGAATGACACACGTTGTAGCCAACGTAGATAGTCAGTCACAAATTACAGTTACGCCAGATTATAGAGGTGTTAATTCATTAAGCGCGGCAAAGGTTAACTTGATTACTGATAAAAAAGTTTTACAAGAAGAATGGAACTTAGACAGACTAGACGGCACAGGACCAAGCGGATACAATATGGATGTTAGATACATGCAGATGATTGGTATTCAGTATTCATGGTATGGTGCTGGTTTTATTGACTGGATGCTACGTGGTGCTGATGGTAACTTTGTGTTCTGTCACAGAATGCGTAACTCAAACGTAAACACAGAAGCGTTTATGCGTTCAGGTAACTTGCCTGTACGTTACGAAGTTACTAACGAAGGTGCATTTACAGCACTAGCTGAATCAATGGACACTACACAAGATTATATTCCATTAGTAGAATCAAAGTTCTTCCCAGATAATGGTACAGTATACATTGATAATGAAATTATTACATATTCAACAATTAATCATACTACTAAAAGACTTGAAAACTGTACACGTGGAACATTCTTAAGTAATTTCCAAGCTGGTGCTAACAGACAATATCAAGCTGGGCCAGCTAGCGGACACGATATTAGAACAGGCGTTGTACTAATTAGTAATACAATTACTCCACTTATTAGTCACTGGGGTTCTGCGTTTATTACAGATGGCGGCTTTGACGAAGACCGTGGTTACATCTTCTCATATACAGAAACGGGACTAGCAGTTACAACAACAAGACAAACAGCGTTCTTGCTACGTCTAGCACCTAGTGTTAGTAACGCTATTGTTGGTGACTTAGGAGATAGAGAACTACTAAACAGAGCGCAGTTACTCATGCAGGGTCTAGAAATTACATCAGATGGTCTTGATCCGGCTAACAATGATGCTCCAATTTATGGTGGTATTGTTATTGAAGGTATTCTAAATCCACAAAACTATCCACTCAATCCAAGCGATATTGGTTGGACAGGATTGTCAGGACTAGCACAAGGTGGACAGCCAAGTTTTGCACAGGTTGCATCAGGTGGTAGTGTTAACTGGAACAGTGGCGATACTGCTACATACACTACAGCGGCAGTTATGCCAAAGGTTACAACGTCAGCACAATTAATGCCATGGTGGTCATTTAGAACCAATAGAAGCTATGCATACTTTGACCAAACATCCTGGGAACAGGCTAACTTATCTACAGGTGATCTTGTTAATGCTGATGGCGGAGGTAATGAATTTTTTCCAGCAGGTACAACAATTCAACAAATTGTTGACCAAACAATTTACGGAAGATATCTAGTTTACTTCTCACGTAACTCAAACTCAAATAGTGGAAACGGTGCTATACAGACATTTGAAAAAGGTGGAAATTTAGATAACGCCTCATACGCATTCTTTACTAAAACAGCTTGGGATGCATCTGGCGCTAGGTCGGGTACAGCGTTAGGCGATGCCGCAGGTGATCCAACTAACCAACCTGATATTACAATGCCTTCAGGCACAGCGGTTAACAATATTGAAGGACCTTTATTGTTTGGTAATCAAGGCAGTGGTGGTATTGAATATTTTAAAGTTAACTTTAATAACTCCTTTAACGGTACAGTTAGTCCAGGAGATTTATTTAACTTTACATTCCAACAGCCACCGTATGCACAGCCAGGAGAAACAGTATTCTCATTCATTGCGCAACCTGGAGAAAGAGCTACATTGGATCTTCAAAACTTGAAGGAACTTACAAATACTACACTAGGTGGTAGAGGTACTTTCCCGAACGGTCCAGACGTACTAGCACTGAACGTTTATAAAACAAGTGGTGAACCAGTAAACGCTAACATCATTATTAAATGGGGTGAAGCGCAGGCTTAATGGTAATTTACTTACCCACAAAAAAAGGAGCATTAATTGCTCCTTTTTTTATATCTAAACTTTAACTATTCTTCTGTAGATTTAATTTTTTGACTATCACCTGGTGCAATACGATAGTTGTCTTCAACACTATCCGGTGTACTTACTTCTGTAATACTACTACCTGCTTCCATACATACTACTTGATGCGGCTGCAATGGCGGATTGCGCCAAGTCATTCCTTCAGTAAGTTCTTGAGATTTAAATTCAGCAGTGTTAGTATCAATCCATTTTAATAAAAATCGACCGTTGTTTACAAACCATGTTTCATCTTTTTCTTTATGAAAGTGCATACTAAATTTAGCACCTACACGATCAAACACCATAATCTTACCACAGTACTTGTCATTAGTAGCCCAGATTAGTTCATAACCCCAACCTTTTTCTACTTTGCCTTCTAGTCTAGTTGGCTCCATTTAAATATTCCTCCACTGTGATCCAATGTCTAATTGGAATTGTATTATGTAATCTTGCATTGTCTGCACATGTGTATTCTTGATACTGACCTTTAAGTTTTTCAGGCATATCGATGTATTCAATAGTTGCATTATGTTTCTCAGCAACTAATTGTGCAACCTTTTCTACACTAATTGCATTACCAGTTCCAACATTATAGATACCACTAACATCTTGTTCCATCATTTGTTCGTGTATGCGTACTACATCATAAACACAAACACAGTCTCGTTTATATTGATCACTGTTTTTAAACAATTTAATAACACCGTCATGTTCTGCTTGACGTTGAAATTTACTTACAAGGCTCATTTGGTCGCCCTTGTGTCCTTCGCCTGGACCATATACATTAAAATAACGGAAGCTCTGTACATTCATCTGGAATGAATCAGGCTGATAAATTCCATGATCGACTAAAAACTTATCAACTAGATACTTACTCCAAGCGTAAGGAGTTTGCGGATATTTTGGTGCATCTTCATTGAAATCAGTATAAGGACCGTATACACTTGCACTACTTGCTAATTGAATATTTGTGCCGTAATTGTCACAAACTTGTAATAATCTTAAGGTAAACTCGTAGTTATGAGCCCAGACTTTTTCGATATCTCGCTCTGTAGTATCTGAAATTGCACCAGTGTGTATTACCCAATCATATTGATCTACTGCTGGAACAACATTTTCAACATATTCAAAACCTTCAACTTCGTGACCTTTATGCAACATATAATTTGCAATGTGACTTCCGATAAAACCTTTATGTCCTGTTACTAAAATTTTCATTTATTCTCTCTACTATGTTTGTGGTTGATTTTCCTTTTACTGTGGGGAAAATTTCTACATCATAATCTTGATGACCAACTACAGTCTCTATTATATAGTCTCCGCCCTTAATAATCAAGTCCGGATTGACTGTTTTGAGCAAATTTTCTGGAGTATCTTCTGTAAATACCTTTACTTCATCCACCCAAGGAAGTACTTCAAGTTGTTCAATACGTGTAGCAATATCATTGATTGGTCTATTAGAACCTTTTAAGCGTTTTACACTACTATCGCTATTAATACCAACTACTAATTTGTCACCTCTACTTTTTGCATACTTTAATAACTCTAAGTGACCAGCATGCAATACATCAAATACACCATTTGTAAATATTACTTTTCTTTTAATATCTTGCATTGTTACAACATGTACTCCGCGATGTTCAACTGATCTTGCACTTGCATAGCATGCAAGTTCGCATGCTTTAAAAATATCCATACCTAAGTTAATTCCGTATGCAATTACAGCCAACGCAGTATCTCCAGCGCCAGTAACATCAGCAACTTCTTTGACAGGTTCCTTAAAATGACGATAAGATAAGTCGTCACAAAGCACATGCATTCCGTTTGCACCATCTGTAACTACAAGGTATTTCCATTTATGATTTTTAAGATGAACAATTGCTAGTTCTTTTTTGAAGGTACCAAACCATTCAGTATATTCCTTCATATTAGGCTTTACTAAAAATGCACCATTGTAAAAATCAGGTGATTGTTTAGGGTCAACAATAACTTTACATCCGTTAGATACTAAAATGCTTACAGTATCTTTTTTAATAACGCCTTTGGCATAATCACTTACTACAACAATATCATCTTTATTAATTTCCTGTAGTAATTTTTCAAATGCAGTATTTTTACAGTATTGTTCTTCTCTATCCCATCGTACTATTTGTTGTCCATTTTGTCCTACTACTCTATTTTTACTAGTAGTTACAGTTGCATCCATTACTACATTAAAGTTGATATTTTTAGTTTTATCAAAACATTCAACAAGTTGATAACCTTCTTTATCTGTAGATATAGCACCGTATAAGCCAGTTTCTCCAACTAAGCTAGAAATATTTAATGCAACATTACCAGCACCCCCAGGCTTTAATTCTTGATGTGTTTCAAGTAATACTGGTACAGGTGCTTCTGGGCTAATTCTAGATGCTTCACCGATAATCCATCGATCTAACATCACATCGCCATAAACTTTGATCATTAAATTCCTCTTATGTATTTTGTATTATCAGGTAAATGTTCAGCCTTCATGTGATGTTGTTGAACATGATACTGATATGCACTGTCACTTAACACTACATCATTATTATATTGTAGTTCTTTACGTGCAACTATATCTGATAGTGCTCCTGTTCCGGATAGAACAAAACTCCATAGTGGCCATCCTGCACTTCCTTCTTGCCTAGGAAATAAAGTAGCATTAGGTACTCTGTGTTTGCATACTTCGTGAATTGATTTTACAAAATCAGTTTTTGTAGCACCGCTATCGATATGCTTCCAAAACTCTGTATCGTTTCTACCACATGTATAATGTGCTACAAGAAAATCTTTCATAGTATCATATAAATGTCCATTAACATTGTTATAACTTTCTACTTGTCCGTCATTACATGTTTCTTGAGCAGTTTGACTGAGACAACTAAAGATAAAATGCTTTAATTGGAAAATAGTTGTATGAATACTTGTTGCTTCTAGAGGTTCTGCAAATGCCGCACACAAGCCAATTGATAATACATTTTTAATCCATAGACGCTCTTGCCGACCGCTATCAAATTTTAATAATCTAATTGGTTCAATTTTGCGTCCGAGTGTTTGTTCAAGTTCGGCATGTGCTTGGTCAGGAGTAACAAAGTCATCACAAAATACATATCCGCACCCTCGACGATTTTTTGTAGGAATTTGCCAACACCATCCGTTGTTCTGTGCCCAAGCATTGGTAACAGGCTCAATAACTTCATCATCTTCGTATGGCAAAAGAAATGGTAATGCACTGTTTACAGGCAAATTATCCTTGTAACTTTTCCATTTTCCGCCGACAGCTTTCATTAGCACTTGATTAAATCCACTAGCATCAATAAACATATCCCCGTCTATAGCTTCACCATTAGATAAGTTTAATTTTTCAACATATCCTGACTCACTATTAAGTATAACATCATTTACTTCGCTGTCAATATGTTTTACAGTATTACTAATTTTTTTAAAATACTGGCCAACTTTGTGTGCATCAAAATGATATGCATGATTACCTGCAGGCTCAACAAAACTATTTTTGTTATGTTGTATTTTATAACCTAACTCTGTAGAAATGTGTAATAAATCTTGATCTCGATATCCTAGTGCGTGTTGAAAAATAAGATCCGACCGATCATTTGATGTTGGAGTACCGTCAATAGGGCCATAATAAAACTTATTAATGTCTTTATTCCAACCAATATGTTTAATACCTAATTTAATAGTAGCGTCACATTCTTTAATAAAATCTTGTTCATTGCATCCAAGATTCCACATTTCATTTTGTACAATATTTGTTAGTGATCCTGTACTTCCTTCACCAGCACCAATAATTCCAATCTTAGAACTTTCGATACATGTTACTGTATGTTCCGGTCTAATTTTACTAATCATAAGTGCGGCAAGCCAACCAGCAGTGCCGCCGCCAACAATAACTATCTTCATACTAGTTGTCCTCTGTCACCTCTAGCCTGAGCCAACAGTAACCAATCTAATCCCAGGTTGGTACTTTCAATGGCGCTTGTGTGCTTTAAACTAGTGTGCATTCTAATTTCTTCTGCCAACTTAAAATCTTGTATTAAGAAATCAATTTCCTGAGGAGGCATATAGTTTAAATCAACATTTACAGGATATCCCATTTGTATTAACCATAAATGCCAATTAGGTGGATGGAATAATGTTCTTGATTGTACAGGTGTGTAAAATTTACGTTGCGGATCTTTGAGCCAATTTTCATACCATAAATGTTTTTCAGATTTGACATGTGTTTCTTTTACGTAATTCCAAAAAGGTGTGTCCCATTCTGTATCAGCATAATGGCTGTTGACAAAGTCTACAGCATCGTTGTACCAAACTTCCATTTCTCTATTGTATGTTTCAATATTTGCCTCGTTATAAGCATACTGCGGAATCATGTCCATAAGTTTTTCAACTCCAGTAGTCATACTAGCAAGTCCAGTTGACTCTAATGGTTCAATAAATCCTCCACTTAATCCTATGGAAACAACATTACCTTCCCAAAAGTTTTTACTATAATATGGCACCCAATCTATTAGTTTAAGATCTTCTGGTTTGATTCTATTATCCCAATGCTCACAGAAGTAGCGTTTTGCTTCTTCTGGATCAGTAATATCTTTATTGAATACAAGTCCTGAACCAATACGTGATTGTACAGGAATTTTCCAAATCCAACCGTGATCTACAGCAGGACATTTTACATAAGGCACACATTCTTTTTCAAAATCTTCATAAGGGACATGTCCAGCAACCGCGGCGTTTGTAAATAATCTCCCTTCACCAAGTAGTTCTACTCTGTCGGCTTCTTTTAGTATACTAGCAAATCCTGTACAATCAATAAAAAAGTCACCTTCATGTATAATACCGTTTTTAAGTTCTACACTAGTTACATTCTTACCATCTTTGTTAACTTTTACTACATCACTTTTAATAATTTTAACTGTATTTGCACACACACGTTGCAATTCTTTCACTAGTTTTCCAGCATCAATATGATATGCTAGTGTTTCAAATGCTCCCCACATATCTAATTTGTTGTTCATGTTAACTTCGTAAGTAGGTAATGCTGTGTTTTTAAAATCTAAATCCTGTCTTGTAGCCCAAGTGTCGTATGCTGTACAACCTTGGTGGAAATAACTTCTATTAAGATAGAACGGATGCCACACATTATTTCCTGGTTTTTTCCAGTGCGGGAATTCAATGCCTGACTTGTAAGTAGCATCGATATTAGCAAACCATTGTGGTAAATTAATCCCACATTTTCTTAAAAATGATGGAAAAGTAAGAACTGTTGCTTCACCTACACCGATAGGATTTCCGTGTTCCTTATCAATAATAGTAATAGGTATATCCCAATGGTTATGTTGTATATAAGTCGCCGCTAGCCAAGCCGCAGATCCGCCACCTACGATAGTAATATTTTTAATTTGTTTCATAATTGTTCTCTAATATATCTATTAGCTCAAATACAGTTGCTAATTTTGTTTGATTTGTTTTGTTTTGCAAAGTGCTACGTAATCCCATGTGTAATGGCATTGGCCACTTTCCAAAATTAACCCATGCATACCCGTCATGTTCTTCGTTTAGTATAGGCAAAAACTCGTCCTTTATAACTACCAAATATGTGTGGAAGCTAAATTTTTCGTCTGTGCTAACAAACGTTTCAAGAGGAATAGTTTTAATTATATTAGGCAATCCGCCTACCTCTTCGTTAATTTCTCTTTGTAGAGCTGGCCAAGGAAGTTCATCCTTACCGTTAGTACCGCCGACAAGACCCCAAACATTTTTTTGTTTGCTCTGTGTACGGTGTAATAATAAGAATCGTTTTGTACTTAGCGAATACACTAATGCTCCGCTACAAATTATCTCATGGCTCATATAACTAGTTATCTTAGAATGCTAGTCGCCATGTTCCTTTTCGGTATAAACCTTCGAATGATAAAATCCAATCAGATCCTGTCCATCTGTATTGAATTCCGGTATTTAGATTAGTAACATATTTTGTAGTTGTTCCTGGATCTGTACTAGCATCAAATACAATATGCCACTTGTATCCGTCCCATTCTACAATGTCGTTTTCATTTGCTACAAAGTCTGTACCGTCTGCATTTTTCCAAGCATCTGGACCATCATACGGATCTCTACTACTTCCATCACTTGGATCTTGTCCAAATGTCATTAATCCGCCTACATTTTCACTGTTATTTAGATTGCCAAGTAATAGTACTCTTGCGCCAGCATCTGTTGGATCTGCATTTGGATTATATTTTTCAGGATCAATAATTAAGTCTACACTTCCTGTATTGTTTCTTCCACTAACCGATGGAAAATCAGTATTTGTAGGAATAGTATCCGGATCCCACTGTACCAATAACTGTGTGTCATCGAGCGAGTTTAATGTAACCACACCATTTACACTATTAGTAACTGATTCGCCTTCGATTGTAACTCGTTGTACTTGTAATTGTGTAAGTCCGTCTTGGAAACCGGGTCCTTCTGGAGCTCCTTCCAAGAACTTAGGCCAAGTTACTCCGCCAAGTCTACCTTTATACACTAGTTGTGCAACACCGTTAAGAACTTGCATATCAAAACCGCCCCAACTAGAAGCTATTACATTACCTGTAAGACTACTTGTTGGGAACGGTCCGTTCCCAGCTGGGGTAAAGTTGTTAGGATCTGTGCCCCTCATTGCAGGACGATTTACATCAGTCCATGCAAGTAATTCTGGCTGCGATGAACCTAACGATATATTTCCCCTAGTTTCATCAAATATGCTCATTACAACATCAGTAATAACACCAAGTTTCTTAACTTTAACTGGCATGTTGATATAGATAGGTGTTGTAAATCCTAGTTGTGCTACGTCAATTTCAGAGTCAGTTCCTATCGGTATAGATCTACTACTAAAACTCATAGTAGTAAGTTCAACACTAGTTAAACTACTCCAATCAATATAATTATCCGTAGTTTGTATTTCTAAACTA